TGATTGTGAATTTGTATAAAGAATTCCCCGACAATTTGCCGGGGTTTGTGTTACTTAGTGTTGGCGTGTCGTGCATAGTAACTCAGGTAAGTTTCGTGCACATAACGACATTTTTGGTCACGATATACCGAGCGAGATGTAATGAACAGGTAGTCCAACATGTCACAAATAGTCGCGCACATTTGCTTGTCCGTTTCACTAAACTCCCAGCTGTGGTAATTCTTACATACCTGGGCGATGTTGTCGGGCGTCATGAGATCCAACATTTGAAGATGACTCGGGCTTAAGTTCAAACTTTCCGTCTGATGATGCGGTAGTTCTTTTAACTTAGCCTGGCGATTGTCAACGGCAAGTGTCATTGTTCGCGGGTTTCGATGGTAACATTTTGATAGGCAAGGGCAACACCGTGAACCGGCGTACCACTGGTGAGACTGCGAGCGAAGGCGTTCGCCTTGTCTTTGTCTGTGAACCACCATGTCGGCGGCGAGATGTCAGCACGGGCGGGCACGTAATCAGCCCGGACTAGGTAGCGTGTTGTCATTTTCCCTGCCCCAATCGTTCGACGATTTTGTATGCCATCTGTTCAATGCAGATAGACTGACCAACCATTAGACGGGCGATTGTGTCAGTTTCAGGTGCGATATAGCCAGACAATAAACCTTCTTCGATGTAATCAACCCGGCTAGGATTGTCAGCGTACCACTGAAACAAACTGTGGTTGTATATGTCGGTTAAGTTGTTAGCAATGCTTACCGACAGTTCACCCGGGTCAGCGTTGCTTAGGTCATCTTCATCCATCAACGCTTCGCATATGTTTACAATCGTTTCGTATCGCCAGTCATTTGGAAGCTCGCCGTCGTGAAGCTCACCGATCCACGTAGCTAAGTCATCGGCTGATTGCCTAGCCTGATCGGTGTATGTCCAGAACGAAGAGCCGTCGTCGCGCTTGTCTTGCGTGAAGGCTGCACGGAGTGTTCCGGCAGTCAGAAACCAGTTGATCTGTGGGGTGGTGGTCATTGGTTGCACTCCTGATAGGTTTGGCCTGTTCTAGCCACGCAATGGCGGGCTGTAAAGTCATTCACCCAGGCACCTAGGCCCAGTGTGACAAGAAAGATGATGGAGAGGTAGACGATGAGGGCTTTCATTTGTTGTACCTCGCCAGGTAGTTGAAGACGTCCTGATCATTGGTGATGTATGCCTGGACGTCGTACAGGTCAGTGAAGGGGTCACCGTCTTGATCACCGCAGCCGTCGAGCAGATGGTATGTGGTGTCGCCGTCTTCGTCTTTGCCCTTGCGAAGGAAGAAAGACGTGCAGTTGGTCAGGGCGTTGTTGAGTTGTTGGAAGGTGTAGGTCGTGTTGGACATGGTGTGGTGGGCAAGCCGGTTGGTTGGTGTGTTCCGGTTGCTTGCAGCCATCATTGCCCCTGGACCTGACCAGTGCCCAGGGCCAGTGTGCCAATTTCTCAGGTGGTTTGTGTCGCGACAGATCACGCTGCATATATAGAACGCACGCGTTACATATAAGACCCCAAATCGTGCCGTCCAGTCCAGCGTATCTGCATTTACAGCAGGTACGCAAGGCCCAAAAACCCTTGCTATGACTGGGATCTAGGCCTGTCCAGTCCCGTCCAGACCGGTTTTTCTGGACGCAAGGGGTGGCACGGGGGAAATCGCGGCCGTGCAGACGCGATAATAGGCTTGACAAATTTTTGTCATTTTTTATCTGCCTTTTGCTTAGCCCAACACGTTTGACAAGTGACTTCAGAAATCGGGTAGTTCACATTTACTGGAATTTCTACACCGCATTTCTTACAATTCATGATGCGTACATCATCTAACTTAAAATTCATAACATTGACCATACTGTAGGGATCTTATTATCATGATCATCCTTCAATGATGATACGGATAATCCTATCCCATCTACATTAAAGGTACGTTATTAACATGACATAAAATAAGTTACTTACAAGATTCACAGAATGTCCATTTCCAGGGACATATCCTGTATAAATAAAGAGACTGAGTTGTCTACTTGTAGACGAGTCAGTCTCATAGCGCCGCTGGCGCGGCTATGTGGGGGGGACGAGTCAGGTCCACCCTTCCTTTCCCTTCCCCCTTATACATATGGGGTTACCGTAAGTCTTACTTGAGACTAGAAAGAAACCCAGGTAGGGAGACCGTTTTTAGCATTACCTCTAGCTTTTTGTCTTTGGTCTTTATCCATGCCCAGGACAAGGTGGTTAGCTGAGCCTTGAGGGTCTTCGATTGAAGCGATAAGCATGTCGTTCCAATCTTCACGTTTTCTTTGGTTGACAGCCTCTTGAGCTGATATAGACATACAGTCAGTGAAGTATTTGACGCCTTGAGCAAGAGCATCGAGCCGGTCGTCATGCTTGACGGCCCCCTTCTCTTTACACATGCGGCTCATCTGATAGAAGAGCATGTACAGGAGTCTTTTTTCAGGGGCTTCGTCTTTGTTGGACTTGTAGTCCCAGTCAATGACGCCACGGTCAACGACAAGGCGGTGTTGATTAAGAATAGGCTCAAGAGCATCAATAATACGGTCTTCTTTGCGAACGTTGGCTCTGACTTCTTCGACGTCAATCGCCTGTTTAGTCTGTTGAAGATGCTTCTTAAACAGTTCTGCAACAATACCATCACCAAAATTAGTTTCGATGACAAGTTTCTGTACCTGATATTTTTTACAGTGTCTCAGAATGTCCAAGAGCGTGTTGTCCGAGTATCCGTCTCTGTAAGCACACATTTTGTGCAAGTACAAGAAACCGTTTCGTTGGCTGATAAAAGCTGCAGCCGTCTCATCTGTTCCACGACCCGACGGGTCAACCGAGCATATTGTCTCTTGGTAAGGAAGCCATTCTCCCTGGATGCGCATTGGACTGTAGAAATAATCTCCAGGTAGTCCGACAGTCGGTAGTTCTTTGATGACGTTTGAGGGGTCTGAGCACCAGATGATGCTGTCAGGAGCAGTGGTAGGATTAACAGAGGTGACGATAAGGTCAGCCATCTTAAGTGGGAATTTTTCTGCATCGGATAGTGAGGTATCGAGCATAAACTGGAGCATAAAGTTGCTCCGTCCCATGGCTGCTTCTCGTTCCAGAAGGTCGTCGTCTGAGAAGCGATCAGGATCTGTTACACCCAACGGTTCAGCACCGTTGTCTATATCGGCCACTAGCTGCGGTGCTAAGAGGCCTTCGTACTGGCTTACCTTCCTTGGGTACCTAGCAGGCCAAACAAAGGGCTTGTAGGCCCTCTCAGCAAGCTTACGATAGACAGTAAAGGTTGTCTGTGGAGTACCAAGGAACATAATGCGTGAGTCTTCTTTTGGTGTGAGGATTGACTCAGCTTCAGTACATAATTGTAGTAACTTCTCCCGCATAGTTTCGCTAAGACTGTTGCCCGGAACCTCAATGTCGTCCAGAATCATAATATCAGCGCGACTACCAGTAAGTTGACCAGTAATGCCAACAGACTTAACTGAAGGAGCTTGGTGAGGGCTGCAATTAACGTCAAACGAGATTCGGGACCATCGGGAGTCATCAGACTTAGGACGCAAATGAGAAAGCCATGGTGTTTCAATAATTAGTTTTTGTAAGAATATAGACATGTTGTCGGCCCGTTCTTTAGAGGCCGAGATAATCATGATCTTTTTTTCAGGGTCATTGAAAAGCGTCCACAGAACAAAGGCTCCAGTAATCCAGCTCTTTCCCACACCACGGAAAGCTTGTATTTGAAGACGCTTAGGTCCAAATTGAAGGTAGTCTGCGATTGCATATTGTGCACGGGTGGGCGAAGGAAGATCAAGCTGAACCCACAGGGCTTGCAGGAACAGCTTGAAGTCATCTTGCAACGCCTGAACGACGTTGGTCATATGTTATTTTTTGAGGCGGGTGTTATAGGTCTTGCCACGCCAAACAAAAGTTTTTTTGCCCTCACGACGAGCTTTAGCAAAAGCCTGGTCAAAGTTAGAGATGACTGCCTTACGGCTGAGGTCTTTTTCTTTGGCTTTGTAGTCACTGCCCATGCTTGCCATGGGTTTATTTGTACCTTTTTTAGGCTTTGGCTTACTACGCAGTGCTTTTACAGCGTCCATTGCCAGTGAGGCTGCAGCAACAGCTTTGGCTGGCAGGTCAGACCGTGGATTGACAATAGTACCAACCTTTGCAGCGGTCTTAATACGAGGGTCAAACCGCGGCGTTCCACCAGTGCCAGGGGGTCCGCTTCTAGCAGGTTGATTACGGCCACCACGGCGGCCAGTGTCACCACCGATAGCTGTAGGTGTACGGCGGCTAGGACCCTGCTGTGGAGGATTAGCTGGACCTTGTGCACCTCGCGGGCCACCTTTGATGTTACGTTGACCACTGACGGTCATTTTGTCTCTAGATCCAGTCTTTCGTGCAGTTTGTGCGCCTTTAATACGTTGTGGACGACGTGCACTAGAAGTAACAGGAGTTTTAGCGGTTTTACGTCCGCGACGATTGTAAGTACGTTTTGCCATTTACTTGCGAACAAATTTACCGTTTTTGAAGACCATTACAGGACCAAAAGGCTTTTTATAGGTGTCACCTTCTTTCGGATTCTTCGGTGGGTTCATAGGATGACCACCATAAGGTTTTTGTGTGAACTGAACTTTACGTTCACGTCTTGCCGCTGCTGCATTAGCTTCACGCAAGTTGCGTGCTGCTGCTGCTACACGTGGGTCTTTATTCACACGTGCTCTGCTACCACCACGACCAGGCTTTCGCGTTACCGTTGGTGAAGGAGGATTGCTTTGACGGAATCGACCAGTAGTACCAGGTGTTGTTCCTTGACGCATCCCTTTGGGATTACTTGGCATAGACTGACCGTATGTGCCAGTTCCAGGCTTGCCGTCACGTCCAGTGCCGGTGTTTGGCTTAGACTTTTGTACAGCAGGCTTAGCTTTTTGCTGCGGTTTTGCTTTCGGTTTTGCTTTCGGCTTTGGTTTTGGATTAGCCAAACTTTGTCCAGCTTTCACCATAGCTTTGTACTGCTCAAAGATTTTTTTTTGAGCTTTAGTGGGGTTTTTGAGCTTAGACATGTTTGTCTTTGCCCAGGTAAACATGGCAGCAGACAATTTTTTACTACTGCTAGCTGGCTTGCCTTGAGACATGTTTGAAATTTTCTGGGCATTTGCTTTTTCTTTTGCCGTTGGTTTGCCCAGACCAAAATCAGAAGGTTTTTTCTTTTCGTAACGTGCCATTACTTAATGTGAGATAAAATTAGAGTTTCTCTTAGACGGTTAATACCGAATGTTGCTCTCATCCACGAGAGCCAATTGTTACTTCCTTTGTCCTGATTACACGTTTTGCAGCAAGGGACGAGGTTACTTGTAATATCTTCTCCACCAAACGTTTTAGGGTGGACGTGGTCAAGTGTAAGTTCGTGTAATTCATAGGTCTCTCCACAATAAACACATGTGCATCCAAAGTGTTCTTTGATGCTGCGCCTCCAAAGGCGCTTGGCTTCGGAAGACGTCATGGTTATTAGGTTGTAAATGTAATGATCAGGAGTAGGAAGTAAAGGAGTCATGCGTAACGTTGTTTCATACGTGGACGACGGCGGTTTGCAGAGGCATTCTCTGTTTTACCTTTGCCAGGTCCTGTATGAGATGCGTCTTTGCCGTCTCCGTTACCGTACGTGCCAAGCTTTCGGTTAAGCTTGTTAGCTGCTGTACGGATCATGAGTCCTTTTTTCGTTTTGTTGTAGGCACTCTGCTGTTTTAGCCGCTTTTTGCGTGCTGCAGAGTTAGATTTGTAGTAAGAAGAAGTATTCATCGGCCATATAGCCTTGATTGAACAAGTTCAGGGTCAACTTCTGGCATTACGGCAGCAAGTTTTGCAAGTGGGCTGCTTTCCATAGCAACACCGCTGATGTCATTAGTCTTTAGCCAGTCACATGCTGCCTTAAGGTCCTGTGTAGTGGCGTCACCGGACTTAATACGAGTGAGAAACTCTTTAGTCACCAGATTGTGCAGTTCGTTGAACTGATCCTCCGTTGCTTTCTTTTTCATTTGTTAGTGATACTATAGGTACAATGTCGTGGCATATCATTTCCACACGGCTACCTGGTCTAAAAGTAAAACCAGCTTTCATGATTTCAGTACATTTAAGTGCACGAATCATTTCGTAATCTAGGCGCATCTTTTGTTCGTGACGCTTAGCTATTTGCTTACACAATTCGATCATGCTACCATCCAAGGGAACCATAAAATTGATCTGCATACCGAAATTATTTGAACGGACGTATCCGTCTGCTTCGTACGGTATTGTGTCGTTGCCCATATAAAATGGGCTAAGCGTCATAGTAGAACCGTTGCACGAACTATTACCGCCAAAGACTTGACGCGAAGGTGCGCCATTGTTTTGGAATTGGACGGCTTGATTTGTAACATTGCCCGTTGCCGCAGCCACAGGGTTAGATGTATTTTGTACCTTTGGGTCTTCTGCGTAAGCTGGTGTTACTGCGAGAAGATAGAGAGCGATGTAGTGGTAGAGGTGGACTCGATAGTTTCTGAAATATCGATTGTCTCTACGACTCCTGCATCGCGGGTGGTTATCTCTAGTGACCATGGGTCTCCAGCGGTGGTAACTGAAAAGGTTGTGCTATCCCCAGCAATATCTGCGCTAGGTGTTACGTTAGACCCAGACCAGCTATTGTAATCACCACCAAACACCTCAGTTTCAATTGTACGTTCGATGTCAATGGTAGTAGTTGTAGTGGATTGCATCGACCCCTGGGTAAACTGTGGGGTAACAGTCTGTGCTGAGACTGGAGCAGCCAACAACAACAGCAAAAATAGTTTTTTCATTTTGGTGGGTCAGATTTAGAGTTCTTATCTACACGAGAAATGCCATAAGAAGCCAAAGTTCCGCTGAGCAAAGAGGCCACAAATGTTGGATCCATCTTTTGTAGCATTCCCATATAGGATGCAGTCAAAACGCCTGCACTCCAAAACAGGACAAGTGCCTTTACGATCTCTCCGCAAAAGTCACTTAGCCACGTGTGGTGTCTTTTCTCCATTTTTTTTCTTTCGGGTAAGTAGTTTTTTAAGCACGGGCTTCAAAACAGTTACTGTCCGTTTGAAAATTGCAGTGGCTGTAAGGGTGGCTGCAACGGATACAGTCGCAGTTGTACCAGCAGTGACTAGGATTTCGTTACTGGGAAGAGGTACAGTAAAATCAGTAGCAGGGATGTCAACGTAACGAATGTCACTCGGCGGTTGTACTGGTTTTGGTAAAGGTTTTGGTTTTGGTTTTTCTGTTGTCTTCGGCCCTTTGACCCCTGGGGGTGGCCGGAGGTCGCTAGGAGGCACCACAAGCGGTTTGTAAGACGGTATGTCAGCTCGTGGCACCTCTAGCACCGGACGTGGTAAAAGAAGGGGTTCAGGGAGCCGTAAAGACGGTAGTACCGGCGGCTCTCCTAAATCCATTACTTATCACCAAAGAACCCACGTTCAATGAAGGCAACTGCCTGGTCATCAATAGTATTGTCAGATTGTTCTGCAGCTTTACGAAGCAAGTCAACAATAAGACGTTTTACTTTGTCGCTACCAAGAAACGACATAAGAACTGGGCGAATAAGGGTGATCATAATCATTCAGTAGGAAGGACAGCAGTACCAGCGGTAATAGCAGCATTGAATGGTGCAAGATCTTCGGTAGTCCAGAAGTCTTTAGCAACCATAAGTTCAAGGTGCTCAACGTTACGACGAACAGTATCAACCTGCTCACTATCACGCTCAGACAGAGCAACCAGTTCGTTAATCAGAGTGACGCTATCGCCAGCAGCTTTATAGTGTTGAGCAATTTCAGCAACAGTAAGAGTTTCTTCAGACATTTGATTTAAGAGTTTCGATTTCAGATTTAAGATCTTTGATTGCCTGTACAAGGACAGGAATGAGTTGCCCGTAGGCAGCTTCAAGTCGGTCAGGATTAGAATCCATAACCATCTTCAGGTATTCAGCATCAGAGGTAGACTGGGCAGCTTGCAGATCTTGAGCAATAAAACCAGCATCGTAAGTACCATCTTTACCGTTACCATCACGGGTGTCCCATTTAAATTTAACGGGACGGAGAGTATCAATAAAGTCAAGACCCAAAGGCAGGTCTTCTACTTCAGTCTTGTCACGACCATCAGACAGGCTGCTAATGGTTTGGGTGTTACAACGCAGCGTTGAAATGCTGTTGTTACCAAGAGTGACTTCTTCGTTAGCAGTGTTAGAACTCGGAGTTGCGCTCTTGCCAATAACAATTAGATTGTAACCAGTCGTTATACTTGATCCAGCACTCCAGCCAATTAAAGTGTTGTCATAACCAGAAGTAACGTCTTCACCAGCATGATTACCGACAGCAACATTATATCGGTTAGTAGTCGCAGGAGAATCTCCCATAAGGGCTTGATAGCCAATAGCAACGTTGCCATCACCTAATGCATAGTATCCAGCGTAATCACCTATGTAGCAATTAACACTGTGCGTAGTATTTGAATAACCAGTTTTATAACCGATAAAAACGTTGCTACCGCCAGTCGTGTTGGATTCTCCAGAGGATCTGCCTAAAGCTGTGTTATAGGTACCAGTAGTGGTTTGTTTAAGTGCATCAGTACCGATTGCTACGTTGTTACTAGCGGTAGTAGCAAGCTCCATGGCGTCACTACCCATTACAACGTTGCCACTACCAGTGGTAAGAGTAGGCATTGACTGCCTACCAACAGCAGTGTTGTAATTGCCCTCAGTTACTGAGCCGCCAGAATTGTGACCTACAAACGTATTTTCAAATCCTGTAGTTACTGCATCTCCAGTTTTCCAACCTATAAATGTATTAGAAGAACCGGTAGTAACTAATTTACCAGCTTCATAACCAATGGCTGTGTTGTTAGATGCAGTGCTGCTTCCACTCTGGCCTTGAAGAGCAAAATAACCAAAGGCTACGTTGTTAGAACCTGTTTGATAGCTAGCAG